CGCGTGTACAAGTTTGTCCTTGTTTCAAAGAAAAAGGCACCCAAGGCGTGGTATGCGACCCGCCCAGACCCTGACCAGAATCTTCGTCGGTGACGGGCAACTTTCCACCTGTGGTGGAAAGGGATTTTACGTTAACCGGATACGACTTTCTTGACGCAGTTGTTTCCGGATCTTGTCGAGCTCTTTCATGTGAAGCTTGATTCGTTGTTTCAGGGTCAGTTCAGTGTATGCGTTCAGGGCATTCCGGATCATCTCATCGGCTACACTGTATTCTTCTTTACAAATCGAGTCCAAGAGCTCTTTCGTAGAATTTTTTTCAACATACGTTCGTACGAAATTTCCGAGGTGTTTTGGAAAATGTAATCTCACGTCCAATTCGAAAAGTGACATCAACTTTACGAATTCGTCGTCATGCATCAAGTCAGTTATATATCCCTTGATGTTATTGTCACTGAATTCATAGTACTCACAATCAGGTGTTCCAGAAAACTTTCTGTTCGGTACGTGCACCATCAGCATATCGTCACACCCACGTCGGTAAAGGAACGCCATTTTAGTCTTGGAAACAAGAGAGTTGAAATCTTTATATGAGTGTATAGTAATGCCGAATTCGTATAACGTAAAAAACTTGGCATCCCGACTTGGAAGAGCGACTCCTTCATATCATCACGCGTATTACTTTTTTAATAAGAGCAATAATAAGATTCCGGCGTTCATCACAACTCCAAATTTATACTATATGAACATATCTTCTCGTATGAGTAATCAGAACGTTAAACAAAGGCTCATCAATCTCACAGGCGGTCCACCATACGGAGAATCACGCGCGCGCCGAATGGTGACTAACGCATTACAAGAACGTCAACGAAGATATACCAAGGAATTGAACACAATTAGGCGTCTTCAGGAACGAGGACTACCCACCCCTGAACCGGTGTATACAGCTTCAGGTCATGTGGGTCAGATTAGATTTTACGAGAGATTACAAAGAGCCTTAGGACAAGGACCCATAACTAATAATAGGAAGACTATGAATAACAACACAAGAATAAACAAAAAGCTCGAAAGTCTTATCAGAATCCGTATGGCGAATACAAAAAAAATCAAAAACCCTTCTAGGTATAGACAAATAAAGGAGAAGCAGAATTTGCTTCTGAATCATATAAATGCTTCTAAAAAGTTGTCAAATGCACTTCGTGTACATCCGAGTAACTGGAGACTGCGTAACAATCAATGGTTGATAAATACAGTAGCAAACCCAGCTACAAACAATTCTCTGCGGTCTGTGATAAAAAGATTTTTAGAAACTAGACAAAGGCTATAAATGTTATTTCGAGGCCGAGAAAACGAACTTACACTTCATGGACATTACCTTTTCACACATTGGTTTATATCGCTTCATAAATATAAAACGACATCGAAACAACGTAAACTTATATGCGAATACATAGAAACACACGCCGACGACTTTCTCTCAAAATACCCTTCTGACCCAAATGATGATGATGGTATTTTTGACGCTTCGTGTAAAATGATTATGGATGCAGTCTCTAACGTTTTGAAAAAGTGAACAGCACGAGGAACACGATGACGCAAATCAGGAACGCGACGGTCCAGTTTTGTTTCGACGGACCGCCTGAGCACTTGGTGGACCAGTAGCGAAGCGCCTGGTCGTACTCAATCTCGGGCTTGTTGAGCTGTGAGTTGACCAGGTTGTGCAGTTCGACGGACCAACGGAACGGATCGTCCCGGTCGAATGGAAGGAGCGCCAGGTTTTCGCGGAGGTGTTTGCCACACTGTTTGCACGGTAGAACGCCAGGCATTGAATCAAAAAACTGGGTCAAAGCACCCGCCTTTTCATCTGACACGTCTTTGCCTGCGCTGAGACATGCCATGTGAACCACCGACCAAAAGTATGGACCGAACGTCGTAGGACAGATGTTCATGTTCTAATGGTGCTTGAGAAAAAATTGCCTAAAAAACAACACATGTCGTAGGATAAAGTGTTGTCAGTATATAAATGAATGCTGAAAAACGAGCGCGTGCAACCGCCAGACGCCAGATTATGGAGAAGAGGAAATTAATGCCTGCAATGAAAAGGGCAATCGTGAACCTCAACAGACCTTTTATATCAAATTATCATAAGGCACTCATAAAGTCGAATTTTGTTAGTTATGCACGGGCAAAATTTTCGCTAGAGGGTCCACACGCCGAGAACCTCGTTCCTTACAGAACACACAAGGCGTGGGAAAAATTACATCAGGCTTACAAAAACTATTTGAACAACATGAACAGGCGAACTGTGACTACGAGCGCATCACCGTCTCGTTTGGCTGTTGCTAGGAGAAAGAACGGAATGTATTTTCTAGTTAATAATCCCTAGAAGTCTTCTAAAACACCGACGCGCTTGAAAACGAAATGTACAAGTCACTTCTGCTCGACATTGATGGCGTCATTTTGCGTGACCGTCTGCTCATGGAGCACGTCAAGGACAATTGTGTCCGGTACGTCGCCGCCAAGATGCCCCGGTGCAAGGACCCACGGGAGACGAATCGCATGTTGTACCTCGCACATGGTCACACGGCTCGAGGACTCGCGACGGCTTTCCAGGTGGACACGAGCGACTTCAACGAAAAGGTGTACGACAAGCGGCTCATGGAACACTTGGCTGAGGTTATCTACGGCACAGAGTTTCAACAGGAGGCGAAGGAGCTGCACGAGTTGACTGAGAATGATTGGAAGGTGACGCTGTTCACAAACAGTCCGGTTGAGTGGGCGGTACCCATCGGCCGGGCAATCAGCGACAACGTCTACATCGATTGTGTAGGACATGACGTCAGCAAATCATCAATGAAACCCGAGGCTGACCGGTACACACAGTTTCCTGGTCACATGACGCACATCTACGTGGATGACTCGTTGAAAAACCTGGGCACGGCTCGGTGGTTGCCGAACTGGCACTCTGTGTATTTCAACGAGGGTCCGAAGGAGGATCGTCTGTGGTGTCCCCAGATCAGTTCCATCTGGGAGTTGCTGTTGTACGTCAACTCGGTGGACCAGTGGATTGATGATAATCATCACTTCTAAAATTCATGTCTTATCCTGCCCACGCATACATCTCGCCTTCACCAAAACAACAAAAATGACGAATCGTGTAGAGATCCACGCTATGATCAGCCGTGTCATGACCCGTATCAAAAACTCAAGTTGCCGCAACCAGCGCTTTACCCTACTCGACAATGCCCAGATACTTACGGGCATTCTCCAGGAGGTTACTATGTATGAAAAAAGTCTACTTATTGATCTGGATGTTGACTAGTACCTCTTCCCGCCGAAGGTGGGAAGAAATTTCGGTCACGAGCTGACATTCTTCCCGCCTTCGGCGGAAAGGGGTTTTCAAACCGAATCCTCCCTGCGACCTTCAAAGTACGCCTTCAGATCCTTCTCCATGCGTTTCCCGGTGGGTGTCAATCTGAGACTCATCGTGACGTCTGCGATAGGATCAAACGCATGTCGTACGAGAACGTCCCAGCGTTCTTTGTATTTCCTGTCCTCGAATCTACCGTGCCAGTGGTGCAGAATAGTTCCAGGGACGTACGAGAGTTTAAATTTTTGACACTTGTGTTGATACTCCATGAGCATAATCTTGTAATTCATGTGAATGTTTCCGGGACAACTGTCCAAAACGCGTCCGACCCACGCCATCGCCATGTGTCTGTCACCCGATCCGAGGATTGCCCAGTCGAGCAGCGAGCTTCCCATTGTCCTAAACGCTTTGCGTGTACAGGCCCATGCGTAGCCAGGGTGCCAATACCCGTACTTGTCCGTCTTGACGTAGGGTGTACCGCTGTCCGCGTGCATGTACCCGAATCCTTTATCAATCTTGATCGCTTCGTTGTTCGGTCCGAGGTTAACAGCCGTCCGGAACATCTGAACTACGTCATTCGTCTGGAGAGCCTCGATGGTATCCTGAACCCAGTCAGGATTCAAGAACGTAATGTCGGCATCGATCCATGCCGTGTACTTCCAATTCTCTGGAAGGGTTTTGATAGCTACGTTGATGAGTTTCTCCTTCATCCACACAGGTGTGTCCGACCTGTTTTTGATGTGCTTCCACACTGGAAGTTTTGGGAGCGGCGCTGGTCCGACGAGTTCAGACACGACGATACGCACTCCCTTGACGTGCTGAATCTCATTCACAAACTTGATGAACAATTCTTGACGTCGTTTGAATCCACAATAATTAAAGTATGGAATGACGACGTAAAGAACGTCTGGTGGCGGGCCGGGACGATAACATGTTATCGGGCCCCACATCTACTTAGTCGATAGAACTTTATTTTCCGATAACAACACGGTACTTTCCACCGAGGACTCTCTCAGTCTCACGGGCTGCGCTGCGTATGCTGGGTTTTGACCACAAGAGCCAACGGGACCAGAAACCCGCCTTAAAGCGACCTGATGGACTCCAATTTTCTCGCTTGACATGACGCGTCAGATAACGCAGCATACGTTCATGGTCTTTGTGAATAGTGTAGTCCGAGTATCCACGGAGACCAAAGCTCACTGATTTTCCATTGGGAAACGTCGCACGCCATTTGTGTGGTGGGGCGGCGCGAGAGACGCGAATCACCTCCTTCATACTAGACATCAAGAATCTTTTCCGCCACACGGGACTTCACACCTTCGGTGCGAAGGAACTAACACCCCCAATAATTTGATAGGGCCCCAGGTACAAAATTCTTTTTGGGAATCGGTACGGGCATCGTCACCGACACAAAATCCACCTGTGTACTCGCATCTTGACGCTTCTTTTTTGAAAGTATTTTAACAAAGATAGTTCCGAACACTAAACCCATGATAAAATCATACATCCTTAGGTGTACATGCTTTAATCTCTATAAGCTTTGCTGAGAGGTAGATTGACAGATCGAGCGCCTCCTCGAGCGCCTCTTGAACCCAGTCATACCCTGAGTTCTGTAATAGTCCATGGCCGTACGCCTTTTTACCTTTTTCCATTCGTTCGGCAATAAGTGCCTTGATCTCGTCGTTGCAGTCCATATTCTAGGTTCACTCCTCCTCCTTAGGCGGAGTAAAGTGCTTCAGAGCCACCTTGTGGGCGTGCACCTTGGCAATCTTCTCCGTGACGTTGTATCGCTTGTCCTCCATGGACGCATGAAGAATGTCGCGGTAAACGTCCGTGTCCTCGAGGGCCAGCTTCAGCTCCTCGTTCGTCTCCTTGGTGCGAGCCTTGAGCTCATCCAGCTTCGCAATCAGCATCTTGATGGTCTGCGTCATTTGCCTTTCATACGTATTCTCTTTTTAAATGCCTGCGCGAGTCAGAGCGCGGTTCACGGCGGCGTAGATGTTTGTCATTGAACGATTTTCATAATGCCGGGCAAGAGTAGTATAAATCCGAGCACGCAATACAGCGCGGTTCAGACCCAGTCTACGTCTCGCTATGAGGTATCTATTTGCATTTGCGTTGATACTCATGCCGTACCGATGAGGTGCTTGGGTACGAGCTCGTTTAGATGCTGGAGAGTTCCCATTATTTCTCGGGCGTTTCGGCATTACTGTACGTTAGAAAAAAAATCAAAACTCGAGGAGCTTTGTGACCTGTACACCGACAATCGAAACGACGTTCGTCATTATCGAGTCTGCCGTCCAACGAAGACCCCGACATGTGGGAGAATTCCATGTGAAAATCGAGTTCCAAATTCCCGCACATTGTGTGTAGTACGCGTACTCTGCTATACATCGTACGACATGGGAACACGCGACGATACCGAGAAATGTAACGTATTTGTTCATTGACGACTTAAGAACAACGCACGTGTTTAGTTCATGTATCGTAAACTCACGCACGTCGAGCACATCCTCGCGCGTCCGGATACAAATAAAAAAGTGGGTTTCATTAGAAACTCGAGCAAAACAGAGTGCTGCTTTAAAGGGAAGAGTTTTTACAGAAGAACACCGAGCTAAATTACGAGAAGCCGCTCAGCGTAGAAAAAACGCTATTAAGGATACAGAACATATTTTAGAAAATGCAATATAAACGAATTTCCCATCAAGATCACATCCTCACTCGCCCGGATTCTTACGTAGGATCACTCGCTCGTGAAGCAACAGAAACATGGGTCGATTTTCAGAGGGCCACCGTCTCCGTGTCACCCGGACTTGTGAAAATCTTTGATGAAGTGCTCGTCAACGCCATCGACCAACACTCTCTCAACCCGAAAAAAACGACACGCATCGACGTAACTTTTCAGGGTGACGTGTTTTCAGTACGGAACAACGGCGACGGCATCCCGAACGGCGTACATACCGAGACGGGTGTTCGTCTTCCCGAGCTCATCTTCGGACACTTGTTGACCTCGAGTAACTACGACGACACACAGGAACGTACGACCGGTGGTCGAAACGGCTACGGTGCCAAGTTGACCAACGTCTATTCGTCCAAGTTTGCAGTCCGGATCCTCCACAAGAATCAAAAGTACGTCCAGAAGTGGTCCAAGAACATGACGGTGTGTGAGCCGCCAGTCATCACACAGATGGCTGCAAAGGGTGGGTACGTCGATATCGAGTTTCAACCCGACTGGTCGCGGTTTGAGGGTGGGTCGACACAACTCCCAGATTTGCTCAAGGTGCTCACGAAACGCGTATGGGACGCGGCGGCGTGTTGTCCCAAGTGTCACGTGTACCTGAACGGGACGCGCCTCGAGGTGAAGAGCCTCGAGGACTACACTCGTATGCACCTCGGTGATGTACCTCTGGCGACGCTCGGACAAGACATCGTCGTCGGTCATTCGACGACCGGTTCGTTTCAGCACATCTCATTCGTCAACGGCATCTCGACGACGCAGGGTGGGACGCACGTGGACCGGTTCGTGAATCAGCTCGTACCCAAATTGGCGACGGGGATTCGACCGGCGCAAATCAAGGCGTCTCTGTTTGTGATGATGCGTTCAACAGTCATCAACCCAACATTCTCGAGTCAGACCAAGACGGAGTGTACCTCGAAAATCACAACCGAGTACGACTTCAAGCCCAAGTTCATCAAGGATGTACTGGCATCAGGTGTCGGCGACGAGCTGACGGCTCTTGCTGTGTCCAAGACGGAGAAGGAGCTCAAAAAGACGGACGGTGCCAAGAAGAACAAGATCACCGGTGTCCCGAAGTTGGATGACGCCAACTGGGCCGGAACAGCCAAGAGTCACGAGTGTACTCTGATTGTGACGGAAGGAGACTCAGCCAAGACGCTCGCGGTCGCTGGGCTGAGCGTAGTAGGCCGCAACGCATACGGCGTCTTCCCGCTCCGGGGGAAACCGAGGAACGTTCGGGACGCTAGCGTAAAGCAACTCACCGAGAATGAGGAGTTTTCGAACCTCAAGAAGATTTTGGGCCTTCAGCATGGAAAGGTCTATACTTCACTCCGAGAACTTCGATACGGCCGTTTGATGATCATGACTGACGCTGACCTGGACGGCAGTCACATCAAGGGTCTGGTGCTCAACATGATTCACCACTTTTGGCCGAGTCTGCTCGATCTGGGTTTCCTGGTGGCGATGGTGACCCCTGTGATCAAGGCGGGCAAGGATTGGTTCTTCACGGAAGAGGCGTTCCGTGCAAGGGCTGGACGTTCGACTGACGTCAAGTACTACAAGGGTCTGGGAACATCCACGTCAGCAGAGGCGAAGGAGTACTTCAAGATGATTGATCGTCTGACTGTGAAATTCACACCGGATGCACGGACCGGTGAGTCGATGACGCTCGCCTTTTCCAAAGCCATGGCGGATGCACGAAAGGGGTGGCTCGTGGAGCACATGGCGAACACACCACCGGGTGTCGAGTACGGGAACGTGAAGCAGTTGACGGTGACTGATTTCGTCCACCAGGACTTGGCCAACTTTTCGGTCGAGGATATCAAGCGTTCGATTCCACACGTAGGGGATGGACTCAAGCCGAGTCAGCGCAAGGTTATTTACGCGTGTCTGAAGCGTAACCTGGTCAAGGATGCCAAGGTGGCGCAGCTGAGTGGGTACGTCGCCGAACACACAGCGTACCACCACGGCGAGGCGTCGCTCCAGGGGACGATCATCGGGTTGGCACAGAACTTTGTCGGGTCGAACAACGTCAACCTGCTCGAGCCGAGCGGTCAGTTTGGAACGCGTCTGATGGGTGGCAAGGATGCAGCCAGTCCTCGTTACATCTTCACGCGACTGGCTGAAAAGACACGTCGGATCTTCGACCAGCGTGACGATCCGGTACTCAAGTATGTTTCGGAGGATGGTCAGAATGTCGAACCGACGTACTACTTGCCCATCGTGCCGATGGTACTCGTGAACGGCGCAGAGGGTATCGGGACTGGATTTTCGTCGTACGTTCCGCCGTACGACCCCAAGGTGGTGACGAAGAACATTCAACATGTACTTCGCGGTGAGGCGATGGAGCCCATGAAGCCACACTTCAAGGGATTTACAGGAACCACGGAAAAGACGGGCGAACACACGTGGACTCTGACAGGGACGTTCGAGCGTCAGGGGTCGCGTATCCACGTGACTGAGCTTCCTCCAGGCAAATGGATCCAGGACTACAAGGAGTTTCTGGATGGACTCGAGGTCAAGTATGAGAATCACTCGACGGAAAACAAGGCTGACTTCTTGGTCTGGACTGAGGTTGACGACCCCAAGCAGCTTGGCCTCGTGAAGACGATTCACACGAGCAACATGTACCTCATCGGACAGAACGGTGCCGTGAAAAAGTATGCGAGCCCAGAGGAGATTTTGGTCGACTACCTCGAGATGCGTATGGCGCTGTACAAAACACGCAAGGCCTACCTGGTCAAGGAACTCAAACGCCAGGTGACTGAAAACACGTTGCGAGCGCGTTTCATCACCGAGGTGGCACATGGCCGTCTCGAGATTTTCCGACGGGCCAGAGGCGACATTGAAGCCGACATGACGCGTCTCGGGTTTCCACACGAGTTGCTGGTTTCGGTGCGGACTTACCAGTACACAGCGGAAGAAATCAACAAGGCGTTGACACTGGTGAAAAACCTTCAGGCTGAACTTGCTACGCTCGAGGCGACGACCGTGTCGAACCTGTGGAAACAAGATCTTGAGTCTTTGTAGAAGATGGACATTGTCGAAGAGACGATTCGCGGTCTGGAACCACCAGGGACGCCGTCATTTGAAATCGTCATGGTGGCGAGAATCGTTCGGTCTCGTCTCCCACCAAACCCGACACAAGAACAGATTGTCTCCGCCTATCAGGCTTTGCAGACTCGGCGGCCAACCGCTCCTCCACCGCCACCGCCACCGCCGCCTCCATCGTCACCAACAGTCACAGTGACACCCGCTGCGACGAGCTTCACCGTGCCCGGGTTTTACGGACCGTCTTTAACTGCAAATGTCTTGTCGGTTTACCTGACACAGAATGCACCTATCGTACCCGGAATGACAATCACGGGTCTGACCGGTATCCAGCAACGCGTCATCGTTCAGACGTACACATCCAACGTCTATGGCGATGTCGTCATCAATCCGGGTCCACCTGCAATTTCGTTTCCGTACGTGGCTATTGTGACGGCGACAGTCGTAGGGGAAGGTACAATTCCAGTGGCACCGAGTTCATTGCTTCAGTTGACGTTTAATTTTGAAAAGTTGATGAAAACAAATTCGACAGCCCATGGGTTCCGTGGTCCGCTCGTCACTGGAAACGCATTCAGCGTGTACGTTGTCGACCGGTTCATAGGCCCAATGCCTGACAAGGATTGGAAAGTGACAGGATTCAGTGACCCGTCTATGCTCCTCGTCGATGTTGCCGGAAACCTCAAGGTGACGAATTTCGTTTCAGAACCCGGAACGGCGAACGTTCTGGCGGATACAATCACAAAACCCCAAGATTATCTCTACCGAATCGATGTCGTCACGGACCAGAACCAGGTGATTCCTTTGCCGAGTTCCAACGTCCTCTTGACATTCACGCGCCCCGAGTCACTGATTGAAAGCAAGTACTATTCGCTCTACGACCCGAAAATCTTTGACGCGAGTCAGATAAAGGGCCAAACAGCGGCTCTACGCGACCTCAACTCGAACGTATGGACGGACGTTCCAGCGCCTCGTGACGCGCTCATCGAAATGTCTGGTCGTGGTTTCGGCACGGGTGCACTCACGGCTCTCGCCGCCATCGGCGCACAGGAAAAATACATGTACGGTGGTGAATCGCTCTGGATGCCGAAGATCATTCAGCATACACCGTTCGCAATCACACAGCGTTTCCTTCTGCCTCTCAAATCCGGGAATGAAAAGTTTCTCAAATCGACGCGCACATTTTCGGTCGACATTCATCCACGTGAGGCGGGTGACCTCTTGTCGAACATGTTTTTGTCAGTGTCTCTTCCCGCTCTGCCTACAGGGTACGACTATACACCACTGGTCGGACGCGCCATCATAAAGAAGGCTGAGTTCCTGATTGACGGCCAACCCATCGAAACGTTGACGGACGACTGGTACATTCTTCGTGATCAGCTGTTCCTCGATGCGGATGAGAAGCTCGCCATGTACCAGGCGACGAGTCTTGGACAGAGTGAATCAAACGTCGTTCCGGCGACGGACGTTGTCAAGATGATGATTCCATTGGATTTTTTCTTTTGTCGGAGACATAGCGACCGTAAGATTGGTCGTGAAAAGCTCGAAAAACCATTCTTTCCTTTGTGTGCGGTCCTGAAGCAAACAATCACGATTCGATTCACGTTCCACGATTCGACGTGGATCACAGACGCACCTGCTGATGCAAATGGATACCCAATCGACATCATCGACCCAAAGGTTCTCCTCGAGGAGATTACCCTGAGTCCAAAAGAACGAATGTACTATCAGAGTCACGAGTTGAACTTTCGAGTGAACCGTGTATGGGCCGAGGCGGGTCAGCCATACTCTGGTGGCAAAGCGATTATGAACTTGACCGCCAATTTTCCAGTGTCTATGATCACATGGTTCGTACGAAATCAAAATTACGAAGATGAAAAGAATGCAGCGTACTACAAATCAAGGTACCAATACGGGTACAGCACGGATTACATCCCAGCTGCTGTACCTGTAACGTTCTTTAACGGCGTCACAATTAACTTTTTGGACATTATTCAATCGGGGACGTTGTACCTGAACAACGAAAACGTGCTTTCAAACTTCCCGGGCGCGCTCTACTACAGTTACAAACAGGCTATCGATCACAACTTGTCAGTTCCGACAAAGAGCATCTACATGTACTGCTTCGGGGACAACCCCAAAGAGTACAACCAAGAGGGATACATCGATTTCAGTACGCTCAATTCACAGACGACACACCTGGATCTGATTTTTGATCCAATTCTTTCACCTCAGATTGAAAAGTCTTACACGATGTATCTGTACTACTATGGCTATGTCCCTCTTCAAATTTCCGGCGGATATGCAAGACTCCTTTCTCGGTAATGTAGTCAACGATACCGTTGACGATACACCAGCGAATGAAATTCAGCTGTGCAACCGTCGTCGTAAATCCCTGAAACTCGATCCGCTCTGTACGACAAAACGGATCAAAAAACTTTTTCGAGTAGCCGTCAAGTGATGACTTGTACGCCACGTGAACCGTAAACTGACGCCCGGTCGGTGTCTTGTACGTCACATTCGTCTGACGAGAATAGTTTGTCACGAACCATTCGAGGTTCCTGAGAGACACTCCGCGTCGGTGTTCGAGTATATCCTTGAGTTGCTGAGCGTGCTCAGGGACTTCAAAGAATCGCCGAAGCGCCTCGAGAAGGAGGTCACTCCGCGTCGCCATAAGGAACT